TGTTTCATTTGCTATTGGTACAAAACCACCTACATCATCAACAAGATCAATAATCCTGTCATTGATAGCAGCAGTTGTAGCTATAGTTGTGTCATTATCTGGGAAGGCATCACCATCTTTGATAGTGTCACCTGTACTAATATTAAAGTATCTAGCGTCTGATTCTGTTTCTGTATAATACCTTCCGTCTAATGCACCAGTTGCTATCTCACTAGCGGTTAACTTGTCAGACTGTAATAGTGTTTTAATTTCACTTGCTGTCTGGTCTGCAGTAGCTGAAGCTTCAATAGCATTAAGCTTAGAATGATCGGCATCTGTAAATACATTACTATCAGATGCAGCTTCTACAGCAGCTCTAATCTCAGCATTAGTTTGATCAGCCGTAGCTCCTGCTTCAATAGCATTCAGTTTACTATGATCAGCATCTGTAAATACATTAGAATCTGTTGCTGCTTCTACTGCTGCCCTAATTTCTGCATTGGTTTGATCTGCAGTAGCACTTGCTTCTATTCCGTTTAACTTAGAGTGATCAGCGTCAGTGAATACGTTGGAGTCAGATGCTGCTTCTACTGCTGCTCTGATCTCAGCATTCGTTTGATCTGCTGTAGCACCAGCTTCTATACCATCTAATTTACTACCATCTGCAGCTACGTCTCTACCATCTACAGTACCTGAAACAGCTATGTTTCCTGTAACAGTTGTAGCTCCAGCTGCTAAAGTACCAGCAACTGTGGTATTACCAGAGGATGCTGCAACAGTAAATTTATTAGTATTTACATCAAAATTACCATCTACTCCAGTCACACCAGCTATATTAACATTACCATCAAACTGAGCTGTTGATGTAACATCTAATGTACCAGGAATATCTACATTACTAGCCCATTCTACATCAGAACCATTAGATGCTGTCTGTAAAATTTGTCTTGCAGAACCATCAGCTAATTTACTAACGTCTATCTCTGCTGCTGCATTTATATCAGCATTAACAATAGATCCATCTACTATTTTATCAGAATTTACTGAGTTTGCTGATAAGTGTTGTAGATCTACACTACCATCTACATAGTGCTCAGAATCTATTTGATCATCAGCTATTAAAGCATTAGTGATATTATCAGCTTTTATCTTAGCTGTAGTAATAGCAGCATCTTCTACATTATATGTCTGTATTAACTGATCATCTTGCTCTTCTAAAGATCTTAAAGCTTGTGTTTGGTTATCATTTAGATCGTCTGCTTTAATAGAAGAACCTGCTGAGTATGTAGCTCTAGCAGTTGTTACAGTTGTATCTCTAACGATACGGACTACAACACCATTAGGTACGTTACCACTAGTCCAAGTTACAGTACCGCCATTAGCTGTATAACTTGTTATATTATAATGAGTAGCTGCTGTTTTTAATACGTTATCTACGTATACTTTGATTTCATCAGAAGAGAAGGTTGGAATAGAAAAAGCTTCAGAAGCACCCCCACTTGCTGTATATTGTTTAAAACTTGCCATTGTTTATTTGTATATCGAGAGAATGGATTGGGTGTTTGTTGTTTCTTTAGTTTTTCTATATCTCTTTTTCCTAGCTTCTCTTTGTTCAGTCATAAGAGATTGAATTCTAGGATCTTGCATAATAGATGCCCAAGCAGTTCTACGAGCACGTTGGAAGATTGCGTCTATTTTCTTATTATGGAAATAGTCACCACCTTCATACTCACCCCTATTACCACTTCTTATATCTCTATGCATTGTTTCTAAAGAGGCTAAAACTTTAGGATTCTCAGCTAGTTTATCTAACTGACGTTCTAAGTTTTGCATACCTATGGCTTGTTGGAACATTGATCTGATTTCAGGTGAATCAGTTAAGTTAGTTCCATCGGGAGCATAGTAAGTAGATAATCTAGTATCATATCCACTGTCAAATAATAATCTTCTACCAGGAGTATTATCTAAGTTTAAAGATATAGGACTAACTGCATTAAACATTCTAGTCATGAAGTCATGATCTTTAATTGGTCTACCATTTAACATATCATATTTAATAGGTAATGGTTGTCCAGCTATGTTTTCAGTAATTAAGTTCCTATTTCTAATTGCTTGATCAATACCTGATCCTAATTCTCTCGTATAGGGTGTAAAGATTTTACCTAACTCATTTCTTAAACCTGCTAAAGGTATTTGGTTATTAGCTAAGTTAGCGATAATACGTTCTGCCTGTCCAGGTCTACCACCGAATAAATCTACAAACTGCTGCATACCAGCAAGATAAGATTTACTTGTTATACCCTGAGCTAATACTAATCCAGTTTTCAGTAGTTGTTGTTCAGTCCATTCAGAACCCATTAATTCACTATGATCACCAATATCAGCAATCATTGTCATTATTTGGTTGAATGGTTCAATTGATTCATATCCTATCCATAGACCACCTATCTTGATATGTCTAGGTTTGTACCCTGCATCTAACCAGGATTGTCTTTTTTGTCTATCTGTAGGACCGTTTCCAGTCATATTACCAGCCATCCAAGACCAAGAAGCCATACTGACTAAAGCACTACCCATAGCTAATCTACCAGTCTGCAAAGCCTTAGCATTTGCTAGTTCGGCAGCATTAGTTATACCATACTTTCTTACAGCATCTAAGTTATTAGGGTTAGCAAAAGCTATATCATTAAATTCTTTTACTAAGAAGTTGAATCCAGGTGTATGTTTAGCAGTCAATTTAAGACCATTTACACCAGTTCTAGCAAACAGGAAGAAAGGTTTAGCCCAAGGATTAGCTTGGAATACAGAGTTTAATCCTCCAGCAAAGCCTTGTGGATTTAATTCTTCTGTAAGTGTAACTTCTTTTCTAGCCCATTTAACAGCATCATCTATGATGTTACCGTCTCCATCAAATATATCACGATAGAAGTCTTCTTCATAGACTCGAACTAGTTCAGGAGTAATCTCAGAGTAAGCAGTTAATGCCCCTTTATTCTGAGCATCCATAGCTGATCTCATAGCTTTCTCTCTCATCTTAGCTCTACCTAAGATATAAGCAAAAGCATCGTCAGTAGCAGCCATAAGTTTAGTAGAGTATGATAAAAACTTATTATCATTCATGGATCTAGCCATATTAGCCATATTGAACCATGCTCTATCCCCATCTGTAGCTCCAGACTTAGGATTCTCAGCCCACTTTCTTAATAGTTCCCAGTTCTCATCACTTCTAGTATATTCAGAGAATCTAGTTTTAACTGTAGATATATCACCACTCCAGTATCCATCCAGTTTACTTCTGAATAGAGTCCATGATTCAGGGATAGCTTCCATCATAGCATTGATTGAAGCCATACCAGCTCTTAGTGTCTCAGCATCTCCACTGAAAGGATACCGCATTGCAGCTCCTAACGTCGTAGAGAGTGGTCTTAAGAAAGTTGCGGTACTTGTTCCCATAATAGCTCTTAAAGGGGTCTTAGGACCGCTTAGAATGCTATGAGTCATAACACCACCTAGTTCTCTTACGACAGCACCAGTCTGTTTCTTACCTTCAATCTCGCCTCCGATGATCATCTTCCTAGCCCAATTATCAAAGTCATCTACACTGTTAACTGTCTTCATAGAGGAGAATGCTTCAAATAATGCATTAAGCATATTCTCATCAGGATCATCTTTAGCTATCTGTAAGATAGACATAATAGATTCCCTGGTATCAGCCATGTCTTGACTTAATGTTTCCTCTAAATACTGTTTTCTTTTACCAGCTCCTAACTCTCTAAAGTTCTGTGACTTAACAATCCTAGCTTTCTTTGTTTCAGTAAGTAGAGTTAACATAGTATCTACTATCTGATCAGCTGGACCATCTATATCACCAAGATCAGCAAAGTCTGCTATCTCTCTACCAGCTATTCCAAGGTCTCTTAGTTGATGTAATAGTGATCCAACAATTAAATCAGATACTACTACATTTCTACTAGTTAGAGTCTTGATAGCATCATCTGTACCACCATCGAATATATCATATGATTCAAATAGTTCTTTTAGATACTCATCTGATGACATATCAGCTGCATTTCTACCTTGAGTAATACGTTGATGTGCTGCTATAGAATCACCAAATACTTCTACTAATCTCTTTCTACTACCACCTACACTTTTAAGAACTGATTGATACCTTTCACTGCTTAATAGTTTTTGTAGTGTTTCATCAACTAGATCTTCACTAATATCAGCTTCTCTAGCTACACGTTCTCTTTGTACTGGTGTAGTAACAGAACTTGTAGAACCTTCTTGTGCATCCCAGGTGTTTCTTATTTTCTTCTGCTGAGCCCATACAATAAATGGATCATCTCCTGATATATGAGCAGCTTGTGATGGATCAGCTATAGGCTTATTCTTACTACCACGGAATCCAAATTCATTTCTTCTAACTTCTTGGATACCTTTTCTAAGGGTTTGTAGTTCAACACTCTTTTGTCTAGCAGCTATCTGTGCTCTGACAGCTTGATTACCTTTACCTAGACCCATAGCTACACTATCAAATATGAAACCAATACCCATACCTTCCACGATGTTTTTGAACTTCATCATGACAGGGTGATCAGTTTCTCTAGTACTTAAAGGAGTATCTATAAAACCATAGCGGTCTCTAAGCATACCTAAAGCATTTTGTTCATCTGATTCTTTAGATACTAAATCAGATACAGCACCGACTCCAGCAGCTCTGACTAAACTATTAGCCATGATGCCTGTACCTGCTATACCTAACCTAGCTGCAGTTACTTTAGCAGCAGGTATAATAGCAGCAGCCATTGTACCGAAGTGAACAGTACCTCTTAGTAATTTACCCCACCATGTTTTAGTAATGATAGGGTTGTTATGATCTACTAGAGGATCCCATTCAGGTCTATAGTAGCCTTTCTCTTTTCTTTCTCTTTGTATCTCACCAGTTAAAGCATCTACTGTACGTTCAGGGAATGTCATCATTGAAGATGCAGTATCCTGTACTCCACCAGTTACAACTGATTGAAGTTCTTTAGCAACAGCTTTCATACCCCATTGATCAGCATTCCTTGGATCTGCTTGTTCACTTAGGGCTTGTTTTTCTGTTTCCTCGTCTTGCTTTTGGAATTCTTGACGAGCCGCTTCTTGTTGTCTACTATTATCTAGATAATTAAGTTGGTCAGCTTGGTATTGCTGCATACCTTCATTATCGACTAAAGACTCATCTATAGGCATTGTTTTATACGTTATATGTATCTTCCACGTAAGCCGTAGCTACACCTGGAAGCATTGTATTGAGTCGCATGAAGGGTGATTGTTCTCCGACTACTTGGGTGTGTTCTTCTTCTAGTGCTGGGTCTATATTTACTTGAGATATTTCCCAACCTGCTGTTTGATTATTACGTTGTGAATTAACTCTTAATATTTCTAGTAACTCTTCTTCAGTACGTGCTCCAGCTAATTCAACTAGTAATATTTTATCTTCTAGACTTAATAAAGCTCTATTAGTTCTAGCAGGTGATGGTTTATTTAATAATAAATCTTGTTGTGTTGGATCTAACTGACGCTCTGGGATAGGTTTAACTTCACTAGGTTTAATCATACCAGTAGCTGCTAATCTAGTCTGCATTAACTCATAAGGTGTAAGGTTAATGAATGGAAAACTTCTATAGTATTCTGGAATATTTCCTCTACCAGTATTAACATATCTCAGAGCTGCTTTCAATTCAGCTTCTTCTCCAGGCCATAGGCTTTCACTATAAATAACAGAGTTATCTTTTATGATAGCACTTCTAGCAGAGTTAATGTTATTGGCTCTATCTTCATTACGTGAGTACACAGGTCTGACATCAAAAGAACCATCATTTATCTTAGCTTGTGTTTCTTGTTGAGCTAAACCTATAGCAGTTTCATGATCTTGACCTAGTGATCTTTCCTTTCTGTATATACCAGTAAAGTAATCAGTAGCTTGATCTATAATAGAACTATACATAGGATTAGATGTAGTCTTATCTGCATTCTCATCCCATAGTCTTTCAAGAGTTAAACCCTTAATAAATCTATCTCTTCTAGTTGTATCAGTCTGTGACATACCACCTGAATTAACTTTTGTCATCCAAGCAGCTTTAGTAGTAGCATCTGATATACCATCTAGATCTTCTTCACGTATCTCTTCACCATTAACCCATCTTCTTTCTAAATCAAATACAAGGTCAGCATCATCTATATCTTGTTGACTCCAGAAGTTCTTTAGATTATCTGGAACTTCTCCAAATTCAGTAGCAATCTCTAAACTGAATTCTTGTATCTCTTCTTCAGTAGGAGGTTGATCTCTCTTTCTCCATTCATCTAATACTGGATTAACTCTATTTTTAATAGCTAATTCATGTGCTTCTTTAGCTTCTTTAGCTTTATCTTTTCTAGCTTTATTAATAGCTTTTCTAATAGGTTTAGCGAATTGAGGTAAATACTCTTCAATTGATCTAGGTTTACCACCGTCATTAGGTGTTAATAAGAACCCTAAAGCTCCTTCAGCTTGATCTGGATCTATTTCACCATTCTGTAATCCAGCTAATATAAATCCTTGTAATTCTTGTTTAGCTAGAAAGAATCCTTTATCTTTCATACCAGATGAAGCAGCATGATAGCCAGCAAAATCTTTTAAATAATCTTCTATTACAGCACCTGCTGACGTAGTATCATTAGAAGAATCCGCTGCAGCTCTAAACTTATTAGCGAATTCTGTATTACGAAATTGTACTTTTTGTGCCTTATCAGCTTCTATAGATTCAGCATTTGCTTTAAGTAAACGTGCTTCATGCTGTTTAAGCATTGGTTTAAGTAAGTACTTATCTATTAAGCGTCTACTTATACCTGAGTTTACTAATTGAGTTATAAAGACTTCATCTATTTCTTTTGATACAATAGACCTTTCTATAGCTGTAAGACCGCCTTTCTCATTCCAAGTTTTATATACTCCTGGTGCTACTTCAGCTTGTACTAGATCTTGAGCTTTCTCAAAGAAACTACCTGATTGCCCAAAAGCTATACCAAGTAGTTCTACTTTCTGTGCTCTATTAATACCAGTTTCTTTTAAAGCATTAGCTAATTCTGGATCTAATGCTTCTATTTCACCAGCAGCTGTATAGTTAATTCTTTTTTGTTCATCTAGTTCAGCTTCATCAACATCTAATCCAGCTTCATTTAAGATTCTACTCTTAACTTTATCTGGATTATAATAGTTATCTATGGCAGCTTTAGCATCAGCTTTATCTCTAGCCCACTTAGCAAACTTTACACCTTCTTTTGTGAACTGTGCTAGTTCTTTCCAGCCTTTCTGATTAGCTTTGATGGAATCATTATGCATCTTGATAAGCTGGTTGAAGTGTTCATCTACCAGCTTTACATTCCTATCTATCTGCTTATTAGTAGCTTCAGTCATATCGACTTCAGTTTGCAGATAATTTGTTTTACTAGTGTCTATGCCTAGCGAGGGATTAAATGAATTCGTCATGCGTTCACCGTAATATTAGGGCTCTGGAATGCACTATATGTACCAGTAGCAAACGATACAGCACTGAGTACAGGTTGTATTCTTTCCCACGGACTCTGCTGACGTTCAAACACAGCTGGTCCATACTGACCTGGCAATCCTAGCTTCTGTCTATTCATTGCTACTTTATTCTGATATTTTCTATCTATACCTTGCATAGCAGTTGCACTTTCTAGACCTAGTACATTATCTATTTTATTTTCAATATTTGCAGTCTTAGCTAATAATTTTAAATAATCATTTCTACCAGCAGTTTTAGATACATTACCTTCAGAAGCTCTAACAGTAGAATCTGCTACATAATACTCCTTCTGTGCCTCTAGATCAAGTTGTCTACCCTTACCAATAATATCTAATTTTTTAGTATAGATATCTGATCTATCTCTAGATAAGCCAATAACATTCCTGTTTTGACCCATCTTCCAACTAGCTTCCTTACCCCTAAACTTATTTTCTTCAGCTCGGAAGCGGTAATCTCTTTTATGTTTTTCTATTTTAGCTGTATGCTTATGAGGATTTGTACACACGACAGAACTCTATAAAGGACAAGTTGTTAGGTCCATACTTAATTTCTCTTAAGAATTTAAAACCTAAAAATTTGAGTAATTTTAGATGGACAGTATTACGTTTATCAACGATGTTCCATAATAGCGGTTCAGTTCTACTCTCAACGAATCGCTTTGCTTCTCTTGCGAAGGTAACAGGATACTCATGGATGGCAGGTGTACATAACATCCATATTGCTCCATCAGGTCCGACTCCGGCCATACCAGCAGTCTTGCCGTTAGGCACCTCGAACCACACTCCTAAGCCTTCGTGGACGCACAAAGTTAGGTGTTCGATAGGATTTAGCCCGTGACCTTCTTCGACCTCTCTACGGTCTTCTGGACGTAAATTAAAGGCCACCTTCAAGGCAGCCTCTATTGTTAGTGGGTGAATGTATTTAGACACGTTTATAGTTTCTAGGTGAATAGTCTCCTTCCCACGACATAGCATGTAGTGTAGCAGGAGCTGGGTGTGAAGATTTCAGTAGTATATTTACATTTTTATTTGATTCATATACTGGTATTGTTTGTACATGTTCAGGTAAATATGGTGCATCTGATACTAGATATTCATCTAAGGCAGCAGATTCATATACTTCAGTGTAATCAGTTTTACCTGTTCTCTGTAAAGTAGTCTCATATAAACCTGACTTACCAAAGTTTAATTTAATTCTATGTATAACAAGAGATGAGTTTACATCAGATTTAGTTTGCTGACCTTGTGTTTTAGTCATATATAATGTAGGAAATGCTACTGAATATTCATATAGATAGCCTATATAAAATGTACCAGTAGACCAATCTCCAGGTACTGTAAAGTCATCTGTGTTAGTTACAGTACATTGAGCATACCGTCCTACTCTAGTAGCATTAGAATCTATATCAACTAATACCAGTGAACCATTAGGTGAGGTCACTTGATCTATCCAGTCTGACTGATTAGCAAATGTAGTTAGTTTAGTAGTAGCACTATAAGACCCATTACCTACAGTAGTCCAGTTATCCAGATGTATAAGATAGTTAGATGTGTTAGATCCTACAGTTTCATCAATACTAGGATCTGTATCCTGTTGCATTAGATTTATTTTCTGTAAGAAATTATCTGTATCTAATAGGAAATACTCATCATCTACGATAAAATGATACTTAATTGGATTATTGAGTTTCCATTTAAACCAAGCTTGTTGTTTCCTTTCTTCACCATAAGTAAAGTATTTGAATCCATATATAATATCTGAATTAGTTTTACCAAATAATACTAAAGAATTTTCTCTAGAATTTGTAAGTAGATCTATGTTTTTTTCTAATAGTGTAGGTACAATTTTACTGGTTTCTCCAACCATAGGTTCTTGTTCCCTTTGTACGCTAACCATCTCATTGAAACGACTATACTTACCTGAGTTATCTACATAACCTACAGTTGTACCTAAAGAGATAGGAGGCAAATCTTTATTATAATTATAAGTAGCTATACTTCTTAGTTTAGCTGTATCTGGATTAAGTATTTCTGCATCAGAAGATAATAAGAACTGTTGGTTAGTACTAAATACTGCTAACCCAGCAGCTACTTCTATACCATCATATAAATCAGAAGGGAATGAAGAGCTACAAGATATATCTATAGGATCTACAGCACTAACTGCTATGGCTGTCTTAGCAAAGAAAGCTGGTGTACTTAATTCTCCAGGTCTGGATAATATAACATTCTCACCTGAGAGTAAAGCTAATCTATTACGAAAGAATAGTACTCGATTTATTTTAGAATTATTCTGAGCAAAAGAAGGTAATTCATTAGTATTATCATCACCTACTTCACGATCTGCCCATGTATATTTTTTAACTAAGAAGTCTCCATCTGCTTGACGTTGTAATACATGAGGCATAGTAGTAGCATCTAAGCTCTTTACTATACCTGGAGCTGCACATTCTACCCATGCACCTGGACCATCAAGACCATCGTTACCTTCAAATCTGAGATAGAAATCATCATCATTTGAATCTCTAGAGTTAGCTACTTTAACTATATAACCGTCTTTACATTGTACAGGTAAATCTTCAATATTATTAACCTGATCTTGCATTACTCTCATGAGATCCTGATCAACTACTTCGACACTAAAAGCAGATCCAGAATGAAGATATATACCATTACCTATAATATAATAATTAAGAGTACCGGGAAGATCATTAATTATACCACCTAATATAGTATCTACAGTTACAGCAGTATCTGCATCGAAGGGTGTAGGAGCTGGACGAATAATCCCATTCACACCACCACCAATTGTACCTTTAACTGCAGCAGTTTCGTGATCTTCAACCTCAATAGTATAAGTAGCTTTAGTAGTACTATCACCAGAAGCTCCTCCACCTTTAGCATGAGTTAATGTAACTGTTGTTGTATCACCATCTACCCAACCTTCTCCACCATGTAATAAGGTTACATTCCTATTGTAAGAACAAGAGTAAAGACTAGATGGACTAGATTCGTTATCATCATTAGATATTAACTGACCTTGCTGACCTAAAGTTGTAATACGGAATATCAGATTCTTTTTAGACCCACTAGTTACACTAAATACTTGAGTACCTATACCGGGACATGTACCTGTATTTTGACCTTCAGCTAAAGTATCAGAAGCTATTTTAAGTTTAGTAGCTCTATGTAGATTAGTAGTAGTTTCAGTATTATATATATTTAAACCATATTGTCTACCATTCTCTGTTCTTAGTAATTCAATAAAGGCAAAGTGCGAATGTTCTCTAGCAGTTGTTGTACCTGTGGTACCTACAGTTTTAGTTCTATTATTTAGAAAGGTAGTATCATTAATAGTTAGTGCTTGTAAATCTTCTGTAGCTGTAGCACTACTAGGTGTTAAGTAAGATGTTATAGATGTATGATCAGAGTTACCTCCATTATAAGCACTATTATCTGTATGATACCATACATTCTTTTCAGTACCATCATTGCAACTCCACATTCTAACCTTACCGTCACTAGCTATCTGTCCTATATAAGAACCTTCTGTTTCGTCTCTAAAGTAATGAAACCAAGAACCATTAGACTGTACGTTAGCTAATGGTGTAGATCCTATTCGTTTAGCTCCAGGTCTTTTATATAAACCTTCTATGGCATCAGGAACACCATTAATTATATCTCTAACTTGACCTGGAAACTTTTTTAGATCTGGTTGCTGTGATATACCAGCAAAGTAATTATCTACTGTTTGTGTTACTGAAGCCATTATCTTTTACCCTTTTTCTTTTTTGATTTAACTGTTGGACCTGTGTATACTTCAGGCTTTATTTTATTTATATCAAGCTTTGGTCCTGTATGTACTTCAGGCTTTATTTTATTTATATTAAGCTTTGGACCTGTGTGTACTGGATTCTGAATATTACCTTTCTTTTTCTGATGTTTTAACCATTCATCGAATGTAACACTTGTGTTGTTTTTGTTACTCATTATCTTCCTAGTGACCTCCAAGGTTGATAGGCATTATATGTACTATCTTCAGGCAGACCAAACATAGTATGATTACCTTGATTACATTCATACTCCATAATAGCAGCTCTAGATAAAGCTTCTTGTTGAGCTAAGAGTTGAGCTAATTGTGGATTACCTACTAACTGTGTAGCAGCTCTTACTGCAGCTTTATATATTACATATCTTTTAAATACTTCA